CTTCGTTACAAGAACTTCGCAGTAGATCCAACTCCTTTGACAGAAGGCGTTCGTATGACAACAAACGCACTTACTGCAGAGCAGATTGCAATCACAGTAGCAGAGCATGGTTATGCTGTTGCTGTTTCTGAATTACTATTAAACGCATCATTTGATGACGTAATGGCTTCAGCATCCCGTCTTCTAGGACGCCAAATGGCACAGTACCTAGATGTACAGGCACGTAACACTTTGTCTGCAGCAACTTCTGCAGTGTTCGGTTATGACCGCACATCAGTACAAGGTGTAAATGACTGGTACAACGAAGGTACAGTAGCAACACAATTCTCTGACCTAGATGGTAACTACAAGTTATCAACTGGTGCAGTTAAGGATGCTGCTCTTACTCTTGCTTCTAAGAACATTCCTCGCTTAGGTGAGACTTATGTAATGTTCATTAGCCCAGCGCAATCTCGTGATATCCGTTCAAACCCAGAGTTCATTGAAGTAACGAAGTACGCCGCACCTGGTAACTTCATGCTTGGTGAAATCGGTCGTTTGTACGACGTAGTATTCATTGAGACAACTCAAGTTAAAAAACTTGCAGTAAACGCTGCTTACACAACTTCTACATCTGTTGGTCTTCCAGCATCACAGATTGAAGTTCCAGTTAAGGCTAACACTGCTCCAGGAAATGGTGGAAACCCAGAGTCTTCAGATTTTACTGCTGAAAAGGGTTATCTAACTACTGCAACTGGAAACGGTGCTTCAGTTTATGAAGCAATCATGATTGGTGACAATGCATTTGGTCACGCAATCTCTCTCCCAGTTGAACTTCGTGATGGTGGCGTTCTTGACTTCGGTCGTGAGCACGCTCTTGCTTGGTATGCAATTTGGGGTCTTGGCGTAATCACAGATCAAGCGATCTGCAAGGTTTACACCAACTAATTTGTTTTACCCTGGTGTCTGGGAGCCTTACTCCTTTTTTGGCTCCCAGCCACCTCTAACTAACTTAGGAGAATAAACAACGTGGCAAATACACAAACAAGTCCGCTTGATGCAACAGGCAAAGCAGCGGAGCAAGCAACAAAAAAGAATGCGGAAGCATTAAAGAAGCGTAAAGAAGAAATATCTATCGCTACCCAACTTGAGACAGAGAGTCTGGAAAAGGATGTTTTTGATCCTAAGAATCCAGATGCTCCACTAGTACTTGACGAAATCGAAAATGTCGGAGTATCAACTGCAGGTGACATGGTCATCATTCGCACAATCACTGATATTGAAGACATGAGTTACGGAGTCGGAAATACTTTCACCTTTAAAGCAGGTGTTAAGTATCGAGTTCCAAGATCACTAGCCGATTATCTAGAGCAACTTGGATATATTTGGCGGCCAAACTAAAGACTAGCCGTCGCTAGTAGTCCGACTCTCAACTGGTTCCCGCCCTCCTCCCAGTTGGGAGTTGGACCCTTTTTATTTTGCGCTGAATAAATCTCTATTACACGAGATGATTGGCATAGAATTTTAACGGAGGTTATGTGGCTACGATTGCAAGCCTGGCAGATCGACTACGGTCTGAAATTGGTGATATACCTAAGTCTTTCGTGTATCAATTTACAGCAGATGGAACTACTAATAGATTTTTAATTCCGTATTCTCCTCTTGATGGCGCTAACTTAATAGTAACTAGGAATGGCACCGATATCTCCGAAGATGTAGAGGTTGAAGAAGCAACTGGGTACATAGTATGTGATGATGTTCCTGATGATGGTGACGACTTTATTGTTGCTGGAAATCACTTTAGATACTTTACAACCGCAGAAACTCAAACTTATATAAGCACAGCCTTCCTTGAGCACTCAGCCTTCCACACAGATGCCTATGGTCGTAGCGTAAGTATTCAAAATTTACCAACTCTTGAAGAATATCCTGTAATTATTTATGCATCAACTCTAGCCCTGTATGCCTTGGCTAATGATGCTGCTTTTGATATTAACGTCTTCGCTCCAGACGGTGTGACCATTCCACGTTCTGAGCGTTACCAACAATTAATGCAGATGATTGAGTCTAGAAAACAACAATACAAAGAACTATGTTCTCAACTTGGTATTGGTATGTTCAAGATCGATGTATTTAGTTTCCGCAGAATTTCAAAGACCACTAATCACTACGTACCAATATTCCAGCCACAGGAGATTGATGATCGCTCTGCGGCTACTCGTGTCCATCTTCCTACCCCTACCTACGGCAATGTGGAGACTCCAGTATCGATTGTTACTCAGGACCTCTTTGTGTATGAGGGAGATGCTTATGAGTTTACTATCGTGCTTGATTTTGAAGTGGATACCTATACCGCAAAAGCAGACATTCTAGGAGTGGGTATTCCTGGAGTTATAACAACTTTTACAATTACATTTCCAAACGTAGGTACGGCAGACGGAGCGGGCCTTCGTACTCTAAAATTAGCACTCACTGGAACACAGACCCGAATGTTGCCTCGTACATCTTACTATGACGTACAGTTAACAAAAGACGGAGTCACCCAAACATACGTTAGAGGAAAAATATTTAAGACTGAAGAGGTAACAGAATGAGTCAGTACGTAAGACCAGGATCTAGTGTTCCAATTGTAGTAAATGATGTAATTTTAATAACTACACCATCTGGTACCCAAGACTTTGGAACAACTGATAACGCACTAGAACCACAGGCGCTAGCCTACGAACACACCCAAGGGTCAGTCAGTGCTTCTTGGGTAATCACTCATAATTTAGGGTTTAAACCTAACGTTACAGTTGTAGACTCTGCTGGTACAATATATGAAGGCGAAATTACATATACTAATTCGAACTCACTTACGGTCTCGTTCTCTCAAGCCTTTTCAGGAAAAGCGTATTTATCTTAAGGAGATAATGTAGATGGCCCGTAAGTTTTTAACCCCAATTGATTTAAACAAATTAGAATTACAAAATGCAAGAATACAAAACTTAGCCACTGCTCCAGCAGACCCTACAGTTGGTCAAATTTATTATGACACAGTACTGGGATACTTACGCACTTGGAGCGGTTCTGCATGGCAAGCAGCAGGCACACAAGGAACTACTGGTGCTCAAGGAGCAACTGGTGCTGGTACTCAAGGTACTCAAGGTACACAAGGAACACTTGGATCACAGGGAACAGTTGGTTCTCAAGGAACTGAAGGTAGTCAAGGTACAGTTGGATCACAAGGAACTGTTGGTGCTCAAGGCACAGTAGGTGCTCAAGGAGCAGTTGGTACTCAAGGTACTGAGGGAACACAGGGAACAGTTGGTTCTCAAGGAACTCAGGGAACACTAGGTTCTCAAGGTACACAGGGAACTGTAGGTTCTCAAGGAACTCAAGGAACTGATGGAGCCCAAGGAACAGTAGGTTCTCAAGGCACTGATGGTACTCAAGGTACGTTAGGTTCACAAGGAACTGACGGTGCACAAGGAACACAAGGTACTGATGGTACTCAAGGTACTCAAGGTACTCTTGGAGCACAAGGTGCTGAAGGTTCATTTGGTGGTATTACAGTTGGATATACATTTAGCACTAGCACAACTATGTCAGACCCAGGCGATAATTTTGCTCGTTTTAATAATGCTACATTAGCCTCAGCAACCGTTCTTGCATTGGATGATAATCCTTCTGATGGTAACTATGATGTTTCTAATTTCTTAACCACTATTGATGATTCAACATCTACAATCAAGGGTCACGTAAAAGTATCTAAGAAAAATGATATTGCTACTTTTGCTCTTTATACAATTTCTGGTGTTACAGATGAATCACCAAATTGGTTTAGTATTAACGTTGCTTATGTTTCTGGTAACGGAACCTTTAGCAATAACGATGAACTTTTATTTACATTTGCTCGTACTGGTGATGCTGGTGCTACTGGTTCTCAAGGAACTCAAGGAACACTGGGTGCTCAAGGCACGGTAGGTGCACAAGGTACTCAAGGAACTCTAGGCTCCCAAGGCACAGTAGGTGCACAGGGAACACAGGGAACTGTTGGTTCTCAAGGAACTCAAGGAACTGATGGAGCCCAAGGAGCAGTTGGTACACAAGGTACACAAGGAACTGAAGGTGCTCAAGGAGTTCAAGGAACTGTTGGTGCTCAAGGAGTTCAAGGAACTTTAGGTACTCAAGGAACTGATGGAGCCCAAGGCACAGTAGGTGCACAGGGAACAGTCGGTGCTCAAGGTGCTGTAGGTACCCAAGGTACTCTTGGTTCTCAAGGTACTGATGGTACTCAAGGTACTCAAGGTACTTTAGGTACTCAAGGAACTGAAGGTGCACAGGGAACTGTTGGTGCACAAGGTACAGTGGGTTCACAAGGAACTGTAGGTTCTCAAGGAACTGAAGGTGCTCAAGGTACTCAAGGAACTGAAGGTGCACAGGGAACTGTTGGTGCACAAGGTACATCTGGTCTTGATGGAGATAAGTACTCCACAACCTCTACAACATCATTTACATTAGGAACTTCTGGTACTCAAACAATTACGGTTACAGATCTAGCAGTTGATTACTCTGTTGGTCAAGACATCACTGTTGCCTACGATGTCTCTAACATTCAATACGGTACTGTAAGTTCTTACAACTCTGGAACTGGCGCCCTTGTATTTAACAAAACCAGCAAAGTTGGTACTGGAACATACGCTTCATGGACAGTAAATCTATCTGGTGCTGTTGGTGTTGCTGGAGCCCAAGGAACTACTGGTGCTCAAGGAACTTTAGGTGCTCAAGGTACATCTGGTCAACTTGGAACTTACGCAGAGACTATTACTCCAGTATCTCCATACTCAGCAACAACTTTCACAATTACACACAGTCTTGGAACACGAGATGTGTTAGTAACTGTTCAAGACGCTACTTATAACGAGGTAGTCACTGATGTAATTGCATCAACTACATCTGCTGTAACTATCGGATTTGCAGTTGCTCCACAATCAGGTGAAACTTATCGGGTCGTAGTAAAGGCTTAATACGTGAGTAAAAGAGCCCTAGTACCTATCAACGTACTTGCCGTAGGCACTGCGCCTACAGGCAGGTACGCTGGTGACATCTACTACAACACAGATGCAAAGAATCTGTTTGTATTTGATGGTGCACAGTGGTTTGAGATTGTTACTAACGCAGCAGCAGATATACTTGAAGGCGGAGATGAGGCTGGAGGAAGTGATTCTTATTCAGCAACAATTGATGGTGGAAATGAAGCAGGTGGGTCGGATGTTTATGCCCTTTCTTATGATGGTGGAGGAGTAATTTAATGTCATCAGTACGCATTCAAATACGACGAGGAACTGCTGGTCAATGGACTGCAAATAACCCGACACCATATGCTGGTGAAGTTTGTTACGACACTACGAATAATAAATTTAAAATTGGTGATGGTAGTACTGCTTATGCTAGTTTGCCATACTTTCTTGATGAAGATGCAATTGCTGGACTTATCTCAGGTTCGGCATTAAGCACTACAGATGATCTTTCTGAAGGTACTGTAAATAAATATGCTACAAATTCACGTATTGCAAATGCCTTAAATAGCGGCAGTAAAACAGGTATTACATTTACCTACGATGCTGGAACACAGGTAATTAATACAACTGTAACTCAAGTTCAAGGTACTACTGGTGCACAGGGAACTGTCGGCGCTCAAGGCGTTCAAGGTACACAGGGATTACAAGGACCAGAAGGAACACAGGGTACACAAGGTACTCAAGGTACTCAGGGAACTACTGGTGCACAAGGTACTCAAGGAGTCCAAGGAACATTAGGTTCTCAAGGAACTCAAGGAACCCAGGGCACTCAAGGTACTCAGGGAACTCAAGGAGTACAGGGAACTCAAGGTTTAGATGGTAGCCAAGGAACTGTCGGTGCACAGGGAACTGTCGGTTCTCAAGGAACTACAGGTACTCAAGGAACTCTTGGTACTCAAGGTACTGTTGGTAGTTTTGGTGGAGCCACCTTTGACTACACCTTCTTAACAAGTACTACTAATGCTGATCCAGGAACTGGAAACTTAAGATTTAACGCATCTCCAACATCTGCTACTGCAATGTATATTGATGCAAGTAATGATGATTCGACAGATATCTCTTCATTCTTACAAACAATCGATGATTCAACCTCAACAATTAAAGGTCACTTCCGTATATCTAAAAAATTAGATACAAGTGTATTTAAACTTTACACAATCTCATCTTTAACAGACAACACTGGATGGTTTACTGTTAACGGTTCTTACGTATCTGGAAATGGAACTCTTTCAGATTT